TCATGCGCTTTTCCCCGCCGCTTGGGCCAACAAATTCGTCTTCGCCTGGCCGCCCGAGGTCGAGCCGAACCAGAAGTTCAGCACCTGTGTAAATGCGGTGCCTAACGCTCCCAGCATCAGCCACGCCGCCTGGTCCGTGCCGCTCGTCCGCGCCCAGCCGGACAGCACAAAGAACAGCGCCGCGAAGAAACCCGTCACCACAAAAGCCGACAGCGCCATCTGCGGCCAGTGATTGACGCGGAACAGCTCGCGCGCACTGCCGCGGTCCCGCACCTCCAGCTCGAAGACATTGACGCCCAGTTGCGCCATGCGCGCCTTGAAATCGAACTCGGCGGACTTGATGGCCGCCAGCACCTCGGGCGACGCCCCGACAATGGCGTTGGCCAGTTCGTCGTCTGAACCTGCTGCCTTGCCCAGCACGGCACTGGAGATGGCCGTCACTGCCGCCCCGGCCAATGGCCCGCCAAGCCCGGCCGCGATCGTCGGCGCCACGCTTTTCAGTATGTTTTTCCAATCCGACATCACGCCCTCATCAGGTTTTCGGCGATGCGCTGCGCCCAGCCGCGCCCAAAGGTCGGCCATTCGGCCAGGTTGTTCAGAAAATCGAGCCTGTGCCCGTTGAACCGCGCCTTCAGCCCTTCCGGATCGGCATCGCGCAATGCCTTGAGCGTCACAGGACCGATCTCGCCGTCATCATCGACCTTGACCGCCAGTTGCAACAGGCGCACCGCCCGGCTCAGGCCCGAATTGACCGCCGTATCGAACAGATCAAAGCGCATCGCTTCCGGCACGCGCTCGCAGCCCGACCGGATCCAGTAGTCGCGATAATAGATGGCCCGCGCCCGCTCAATCGTCAGATTACGAATATCCTCAAAGGGATAGGCGCGCTTACTGATGCCGAACTTCGTCTCCCCACCCGGGTCGCGCGCATCGTTGACATAGCCGCCCTCATGGCCGATCAATAGCTTGAACGCCTCGTCAAAAGTCATTGTTATATCCTTGAAATTTAAAGCGCGCGCAGTCCCGCACGCGCCAGATTGAGCGCCGCCAGCGTCGCCTCGGCCTTTTTTGCCGTCCAGCCGGCGCCCTGTCCCACCAGCATCATCGACAGCGGAAGGCTGAGATACTTGTCCTGCGCGCGGAAGGCGTAGAGGGCCTGGATGCCGTTATAGGTGCCCGCCAGCCCCGGGAACACGTCCAGACCCCTGTCCCGGTCCATCAGGATATCGTCGTCGCGGAAGACCGGCTGCAACACGCCCGCGTCATCGGCGATGAACTGGAGCGGCAGGCCGGGGCCGCCGACGCGGATCTTCCACACGCCGCCAATCTCGACCTGCTGCGCCTGGCACGCGGTCTCCAGCGCCTCCATGACGTCGGCCGGCTCGTCCGACAGCGATATCTCAAGGCCGGCGGTAAAGCGCTTCTCCGTGCCGCCGGCGATGGCGACCGGTTCATCGCAGTCGTTCATCGCCGCCACCCAGTTGTCGAGCGGCAGGTCCTCGGCCGCCGCCTCGCCACCATAGACGCCGCCGTCCGGCAGCCGGATGCCGCGATGCAGTTGTAGATCATGACGACCGGGTTCGGTCGTCAGCTAGGTCGCCGGGTTTTCCCAGCTCTGCGCTGGGTCACGCGGATCGTAAAGCGGGATGCCCGTCTCTTCGAAGCGCACTGTCGGCGGGCTGTTCAGCACCTCGCGATTGTAGCGGAAGACCAGGACCGCATAGGGACGGCCACGGCCGACGGCGGTGTGCTCCCACGGACGGTCGGGATCACCGCCGAATTTGGCGGTCAGCAGCGGGTCCGCCGTGACCTGGGTGCCGTCATAGGCGTTGATCCAGGCATTGCCGTCATAGATGCCCTTGATTGCATGGCCATAGACGCTCGAACCGCCGATCAGGCTCTGGCCCGGGACGACCACGGCGTAATCGTCGTTGAGGATCAGCCGCGACATCCGCTGGCGCGGGATACAGCCGCGCGCGATGACATAGGGCAGGTACGCATTGAGCGTCTTCCCGTCCGTGCCATAGGTGTTGAGCGGCATGACCAACTGCCCCGCAGTGGCGAAACGGCCAAGGACGAAGGTCTGCGACACGGCGCCGCCGGTCGAGGTCTGAGTCTTGATGCCGGCCGCCCGCGCCTTGGGCTTCTTGCTCAGCGCCTGCGACAGCAGCGACATGCCGACCGACCGAAGCAGGAAGGTCGTCGCGCTGTGGATAGCGAAAGCGACGCTCATTCCGGCGCCGAACACGGTGGTCGCGATTCCGGAAACCCAGGTCGCGACCGCCGCCGTCACCGGATCGGCGTGCGCCACACCGGCCCCGACAAGACAGTTGACGGCGACCAGCGCCAGGATCAGTTTGAGTTTTTTCATACCCGGAATGCCCGCTTGAGTTTGCGGCGCGGCTGGATACCCAGCCCGCTTTCGGTCAGTACATAGACACCCTCGCCCGGGACGATGCCCAGCGCGCCGAAGCCATCGGCGCCGTCCACGACGCCGATATCGCCCCTCAGCGCGTAGGCCGGCAGGACTTCCTCGAACATCGACGCCACGCAGGCGACGTGATCGGCGTGGCCGGCGCGTCTCAGCCGGGCGATGCCGCCCCTGATCGTCCGGTATCTCCCGCGCCATTCCGCCGCCGGATCGGTGCCGGTCATGGCTTCGACGCACGCCGCCATGAACAGCGCACAGTCGTGATGACCGGCCTTGAACGGCCTGCGCGCCGCCCGCCCCAGGCATCGACCAGGCGCGGCTCCCAGTCCGCCAGCCGCTTCAGTGTGTCGCCGCTCATGACCGTCCCTTGGCGACGCGCTTTTAGCCCCAGTACAGATCGACGGCGCCCGACACGGCGACGTGGCGGAAGAAACTGTCGTCGCGATGAACCAGCCTCTGGCTGGCGTCGCTGAACTCTGCGTCAACGGCCGGGTCAGGGCGCGCGACACGCTGGCCAGGGAAAGAGTACAGGTGACCGTGCCGCCGCTTTGCTCCCAGCGGATTTCGTCGATCCAGCCCTTGAAGACGCGCTCAGGAACGGGAAGGTCCGGATCATCCGACAGGATCTGCTCGCCTGTCAGCGGATCGAACTCGGCACGATGGATCTCGACCGGCGCCAGGCGGGCGTCATACCCCCTGGCGGCGCGCTGGACCTCGGGCGACAGGCCGGACAGGATCACGGTGCGCGTGCGCACCTTGATACCGATATCGGCGACCGTTTCGCCGAGATCCAGCGCATTGCCCGCGCCATAATAGGCTCGCGCCTGAAAGACCGGCCCATCCTCTCCGACCTCCCCGGTAGGAATGTCGAACATCTGGTGATCGTCGCCGGTCCAGAAGCCGATGGTCTGCTCGACGGGCTCGGCGTCACGGCTCCGCGCTCGGATCCACAACAGGCCATGCGCGAGGGTTCCGCCGCGCGCCTACCGGGCGGCGATGATGAAAGGGGGCAGATTTTTCATTGGGTTACACCAATATCCTGATACGGTTTGGCAGCTAGAGCGATATGCCAAAAAGTGTGCAGCGGTTTTGGCTGAATATCGCGACAAAACAAAAACCTGGAGCATGATGACGGTTCGACCTAAACGCATCATGCTCTAGCGCAGCGTCTGGCGCCACTTGAAGCCGATACCGGTGATGTACTGGCCGCGGCGGTGCCGCGCGACGCCGTTCCCGGGATAAGGACGGCCTTGCACGCCGGCCGGACAAGGGTTCACCGGCCTGTTGGCCAGGGCGCCCAGGCGGACAAAGCCCGATACCTCGACGGTCACCTCACCGTCTTCGTTGGCGGTGCCCCCGGATGCCAGGTCGTGCAGGGCATGGCGCTCGGGCTCGGCGCCATAGCTGAAGCCGAGATAGTCGCCCGGCGACAACACATAGCCCACGGGCAGGCCCTTCAGCGTCAGTTCGCTGCGGCTCGGCGCCACCTTGATCTGCGGTGCGGCGCCCCCAGGATCGCCCCGCTTGGATCAAGTCCGGGCCCCGGCTTGGCCATATTGTAGATGAAGAAGGACCGCCCGGCCTGGCGCAGGGCCGATATCCTGGCCGAAACGGCCTCGGCTTCCCCATAGGGCATGGGCGCTAGTTGGACGTCCGGTCCACAGCCTTGCCCCAAGGTCGGCGGTCAGGATTTCCCCGGCGCCGGTCGTGCCGGTAGCTACCAGGCTTTCCGGCAGGTCGAAGCTCATCGACTGTATCTTAAGTCCGCCGAAGAAATCACTGATACTCAATGGGAAATTCAAAGCCATCTGAGACCCTTTACCTATCGCCGTCTTGGATCATTGCCGATGGCGGCCACGCGCTGCGGCATGCCGGCGTCGTACTGGCTTAAGCCCGCCTGGACGGCGCGCATCGAACTGTCGCGGACATAGGCCCTGATCTTGCCGTCATCATCAACGCTGACACTGACCGCCACCTGTACGGCCTGCCCCCGCCGCCGGCCTTTGGTATGGTCGATAACGGTCTCACGCGGGTGCATGACGGCCAGAAAGCCGCCCTTGCCGTCGACACCGCCGCTGCGCGACCCGTCGCCTGTGTAGCCGCCGCCGTCCCAACTGAACAAACTGCTGAAGCCGCTAAAGATCGTCGACCAGACATTGCCCCCTCCGCCAGCAGCGCTCGCCGAACCCGTGCTTCCGGTCCTGCCGATGTTTCCCATCGAGGCAAAAATGTCCTTGATGCCTTGGGTGACGTAAGAAGCTGCGATTTGCCGGAACGTGTTCGACAAGGCGTCGCCAAGGTCCTGGCCGCTCGCTATGGCCTGGCCGAAGCTCTTGGCGATATCCTCCGCCAACGCTGACAACTCGCTGCGGGCAGGCGCCACGATCGAAGGTATATTGGCCATGGTGTCGGTGAGCACAGCTTCGACCTCCTTGGCATCGATGGCCAGTTGGGTGATAGGTCCTTCGGCTTCGATATCGGGCTGCTTGACGATCTCGAAGGCCTTGGCGCGCTTGGCCTCGTCATTGACGCACTTACACGCCGTCTGGCGAGCGACCTCGGCAACCGGCCGGATTCTTGCCGCCGCGCTGTAGGTTCCACTGAGTTCGGCGACCTGTCTGTTATAGGCGACCACTGCCCGCTTGTGATCCTCCGGTGTCATAGTGTGCTGCGCAAAGTCGGCCTCCACGCGCTCCAGATAGCCATCTAGCTGCTTGCGTCTGTCATCGTTTGGCAGCAAGGCGTCGAGGGCGTCGTCGCCAGCGAGATCGATTGTGTTCTTGATATCCTTCTCTTCTCTCTTCCGAGCGTCGTCCATGCGTTCCTGTTCCCGCCAGAACGCAAAGTAGGATTGCTCAAAAGAAACGGCCGTGTTGAACCCCTGCCCCCCAGCACCGGTATGGCGCCCTTTATATTTTTTGTAATTATCAATGACGGCCCGGTCGGACATCGGCGTACCGAGCGGCTCGAACATCATCGAGAATTTTTTCCCTTGCTGCTCCCAGTAGTTTTTCCAGGCCAGCGCTCCGGCATCGAGAAGTTTTGTGAGGTGGGATACGCGCTCTTCGGTGCCTCTGATCTGAGGGATTACCTTACCGAGCATCGTGGCTTGTGCCTCCGTCATCTTGTTGGCCCGGGCTAGGGACACAATGTATTCGCGCGTCTCTCCATCGATCCCGCCGACACGATCAATCATGGTTTCCACTCCCTTTACGGGGTCGGAAAATGACTCAGCCAGTTCCTGGTTGGCGGTGAGCATATCCTGTCCAGTCACCAAGGCATATTGCTTCGATATGTCGATGAGTTTTCCGATGACATCGGTGTTGGATATGCCAGCTCTGATATAGACCGCTTCCTGTTCAAGTGCGGCCGTAATCGATATATTAGCGGCGCGGGCATGTTCTTCGGCAAGCTGACTCATCATATTCGCCGTCGCACCTGTCTGCGCGCCAATCCCACTAAGACTAAGCGCGACCTGATCCTGGGCTAGAATATACTTGTAACTTACATCAATTCCGGCCTTCACAGCGTTGGTCAGCATATCCAGCGCACCACTGGCGAGCGACGCCGGTTCGATCATTCCCCTAAGGCTTCTGCAGCCGCTTCGTGAGTGGTTCCCGCTTTTTTCGCAGCTGCCTCGGCGGATGCCGTGGCGCCTTCAAGGGCACTTGTAGCCTTTCCGGAGCCTAAGGCGCTGGCCGTCAATTGATCGAGCGCGATTTTGGCGCGATCTGCGCCGTCCATTTTGACCTTTAGACTCAGTACGGCGATATCAGTCACAGGGCCTCCGCAGATATATGGTCGCGGCATTTCCGCGGATCATCTTACAAGCCCGCCGCCTGAAGACGCAGGTTCGTAGGAATCATAAATGGACGCCACCCGCCGCTTGCCTCAGCCACGTGAACCGTGCGACAACCTTTACGGCAGTGCACAGGGGAGCAACGGGTGTTTGAAACGATTTTTATGCCGCTCACATTTATCGTTGGGCTGGCGGTCTACTTCGTGCCGACCATTGTGGCAGGCTTCCGCAACCACACCCAGACGGTGGCGATATTCGCGCTCAACCTGTTTCTGGGGTGGAGCCTGCTCGGCTGGGTCGGCGCTCTTGTATGGGCGCTGCTGAAGCCCAACCTGACCCCAGGCGCGGCACTGAGGAATAGGTGATGGTATACAGAGCTGTTTTAACTCTGGCTTCGATCGCAGGTGCGTTGTCCTTTTCGACGGCCTGCGCCCCTGCCATCAATGAACCGCACAAGCCATCGGTTCTTGAATTCGAAAATACCGTTCGCCAGACCCTCAGGGACCCAGACAGCGCCAAGTTCCGGGACAACTATGTGTACCCGCAGCCCGACGGTTCATTTGTCGCCTGCGGATCGGTGAACGCCAAAAACGGCTACGGCGGATACACTGGGTATCGCCGGTTTATCGCCACTCGGGAAGTGGCTCTGTTCGATGGCGGCACGGCATTGAACGTCGCCAATTTCGACCTGGACTGGATGTCTCGCTGTCGTGACAATACACCACCGTCGTACAGCAACGCTTCCGGTTCGCCCTTCCACTCATACAAATAGACCCGGATCAATATCCCCTGGCCATACACCTGTCATAGTTATCTTGCCAGGATTCGAGCTTCCTTTTGTCTAGCTGTTCGAAGTCACTTCCGACGATTACCTCAGGCTTCAGTTCAACCCCGCCAATCCTCCGCCAATAGAAGGGCTGAAACCCGGTATATCCGCCACGGTCATTGGTGATGCTGATCTCGCCGCAAACATCGTAACCGTAACCCTTCAAGTTCTGAAACTCGGCGGATGCCCGTTCCGGCAGACTGGCAACGATCAGCCGTTTCGCCTCGGCCTTTACCCGCATGGCCGTCCACAGATGGGCGGTAAACCAGTAACCGACCGCCAGGGCCACCAACACGGCCACCCCGCCGGCGATATAAAGATTGCGCTTTGTCACGATAGTAACTCCTGCTGTGGCTCAATACCCTTCGGCCATACAGGAGGAATACCTATCCTGCCAAAACGCGAGGTCGCTCCTTTGCGAACTTTCCTCGTCGCTTCCCGCCTCAACCTTGGGCATCAGTTCGACCCCGCCGACCTTCTGCCAGATGAACGGCTCGAATCCGGTATATCCACCCCGACCATTGGCAATGCTGATTTGGCCGCATACCGTAAAGCTGGTGTACGCCTTCAGATCCTGAAATTCGACAGCTGTCTTCTCCGGCAGACTGGCTACGATAAGCCGTTTCGCCTCGGACTTGACCCGCATGGCCGTCCACAGATGCGCAGTAAACCAGTAACCGACCGCCAGGGCCAGGAACGCGGCCAAACCGCCGGCGATATACATATTACGCTTTGACATGGACGCCTCCCTCTCAGCGCCAACTAACCCGCTGCAAAGCCCCAAGTCAACCTTCCCGTGTCCTGACCGCCTCCATCCAGGCGCAGTCCATCGCCTGGATCAGCCGGTTGAACGGATCGAAGTCGTCCGGCCCATCCAGCCCGTACATCGTCGCATATCGCGCAATGGCCGAAAACGGGATCGGCGCCGCCCCGAACCCCACCGGCCGGTCCCCCATCAGGGCGAAGAAGGCGTCGATCATCCATTCCGCCCCCGGCAGCATCACCGGCGGCGCGATCTCCGCCGGCGGCTCACGGCCGTGGTCAACGAACCAGGCGTAGGCCTCCAGGTGTTTCATGCGCCACTGGATGGCGCTCCGGAGTTTTTTTCCAGCGCCGCCTGCACGCCGGTATTGTTGCGGTCGACGCTGTGCGCCGCCCAGGTGACCCAGTCGGCGAATTCCTCGTAATCCGGATCGAGCAGGAACTGCTCCGCCGTCTTCTTGGCGTAAGGCAAAGGCTCGCCGCCCGAAGTCAGCCCCTCCCAGTCGATCAGAACGACCTCAAGCAGGGTCTCGCACAGGATGCGGCGCAACGCCTCGCTATTCAGCATGCCGTCCGCGTCGCGGTCGCTATCGGGCGCCGCCCGCTCCCGCTTGGCGCGAAAGGCGCGCGCGGCGGCGCACGTCAACCCGCGTACCCTCAGGCGCGCGTCGCTCAGGCCCGGGATACCATCCACCCACTGGCCGGCGGCGATCACCGCGCTGTTCTTTTTAATCGATTGAATATCCATGGAAATGTCCTCTGTCGGAAAGGTTCGGGGAGAGCGCCGACATCACCCTCCCCTGGCCGCCGCCCGAAGGCGGCGGTTCTCTTACCGGTGCCGGACCGGATTGCCTTAGGCGTCGTCGGCCGGGACCTCGACGATGTTCGAGTTCGGAGCGATGTTGAAGGTGATCATCGACGCTGTATTGGCCTCGCCGCCCTGATCCGTCTTGGACAGGACCAGGCCGATGAAATAGAGGGTCGTCGGCGTCCCCCCCGGAGGCGCGTCGTCCTTGACCAGCTTGAATGCATAGTTGGACTGGCTGTCGGCGGCGGCCTTCAACGCCAGCTGGCCGGGATCGGTGGCGATGGCGGCGAAGCGGTGCTCGCCGGCCGGCGACCGGCGCGTGCCCTTTTGCACCACGGTGCGGCCGCGATTGATCAGGTCGGTGGCGATTTCCGCCGACTGGTCACCTAAAGCCGGACGGCTGGCATAGCCGTCGACCAGCACCCAGGTCTGCGACGTGAAGTCGGCCGCGACATGGTCGGCCGCCTTGTCGTTAAGCACCCCGCCGATATACAGTTTCTCACCGGCTACTTTTTGAAGCGCCATATCAGTATCCTTTCGATGAAGGGTTAGGATTGCGCCGCAGCGCGTTGAAAAATCGAATTATCCAGTCACGCAGGCATAGGGCGCCCAGAGCCGGATGCGAAAATCGACCGGGCCGGTGGCCAGCCGGGCGTAGAAGCCGAACGACTGAAAGTTGCTCGCGCTGGTTCGCTTCATCGGCGGCACGCGGACAAACCCCGAAAACCGCCCGCCCATGTCGCCAAGGCTGGCAGCGGCGTGGTCCTTCCGGAAGGCATAAGTGTCGCCGATCAAAACCGTCCACCCGTTCACACCCACCGCGTCACCGGTCCCGGCGGCGTTGGCGATGTCGATGAACATGCCGCCCTCCACCCACTGCCCTTCCTGCACCGGCAATTCGTAGGCGGTCTGGCGTGACAGCCTGAGATCGACGCTGTTATTGCTGGCCGCGCCGCTGCCCAGCAACTCGACGGTTCTGACGCCTCCGATGTCCAGGACCGAAGCCTTCACCGTCGCGCCGGTGTCGTTGAGCAGGCTCCAGTTGGTCGGAACCACGCTGTCGGCTGTAAAGCCGGTCGTGAACGGCGATGCCCCGGAAAAGGCCGCATTGGTCAGCGCGTTGGCCGACGGCATCAAAGCGACGTGGTTCGACGCCAGGAACGACATGGCCGCCACGATATTGCCGGCGATGACGCGCGCCCCTGCCGCCGTGGGATAGACCCCGCCCGACTGGATCAGCGCAGGCTGAGCGGCGGGCACGAAGTTGACGTCGTGATTGACGACCGTCAGCCGCTTTCCGCTCAAGGCTGCCAGCCAGGCGTTGAACCCGGTCCGCGTCGCTTCGTGGGTCGCGTTCGTCCCCACGGCATCGGTCGCCTTAAGCACGCACGACCAGATGACATGGACATTGGCGGCATTATAGGCGTCAATGATCGCCTCCGCCTGCGTCTTCATGCTCTCCAGGCCGCTGGTCAGGCTATGGCGTCCGGCGTGAATGACGATGTGGGTCAGGGCCGGATACTTGCCCAGCACGCCCGGCACATCGCTAAGGACCTGCTGGAGCGTGTGGCTGTTCGCCCCCTCGGTGCCGGGCGCCGTGTTCGGCGGAAAGGTCATCCTGCCATTCGACAACGCGCCCATCCAGGCCGCCAGGCTGCGGCCATCGACCTGCGCCGCGACATTGTCGCCTTCGACGACAAAGACTGCGCCCGGCGCGATCGGCAGCCCCGGAAGGTTGCCCGCCCTGCGCTGCGGCAGGCTCATGCCGAGACCTAAGGACAGCATCAGTACATCGCCCAGATATCGGTCGCCGTGCCGCCGGTGAGCACCCGGACGCACATGATCGGGTTCACGCCCTGGATCAGCGGCACGCCCGTGCGGACGACGCCGGCGGCGGTCCGGATATTGGCGGTCCCGGCCGTGCCGACCCACAGCCCACGGCAGATGCCGCCGACAAAATCCTGGTCGTCGTTCTTGGTAACGGGCACGATGTCGCTCGCCGCGGCGGTGCGCAGCAGTTCATTGGCGTTCAGGGGCATTTCAAAAACCTCAGGAAAAGGCCAAACTTCAAGAAAAGGCCAAACTTCAAGAAAAGGATTGCCAGCGGATGGAAACGGGTACGCGCCAGTAGGCGTCATCCCGGTAGGGGTCGACGACGCGCGGGCTTGCCTCGATACGCACCATCACGCCCTCGAAATAGAGCTTCAGATCCTTGGGAAAGTGCGCGGCGAGTCCTCCGCCCTGCTCCTTCAGGTATTCGCGCGTGCGCTTCAGATGGATCGGCACCATCAGGGTAACGGTCAGGATACCGCCCCGGTCATCGACGTCATCGCTTCCCAGCGTGATGCGCTCCGGCGCGCTGTCGATATTGGCGGTCTCGACATAGGCCAGCGGCCCCGTCGCATCCGCCGGCCGCTCAAACTCAGGATCTTTGATATCGAGCGGATAGTCGCCCGGCAGGCTGAGGACACGCTGGCGCAGGGCCATCCATATCCGCGTCTCGGTGGCAGGCATGAAGCCTCCTGTTATTTCTGGATATTGCGGACGGCCTGTTCCACGATGCGCGGCCATCGCCTGGCGACCAGCCCGACGAAGTTTCGTCCTGGCTGGCTGTGCTTGCGGCCGTCACTGTCCATGACGGTAAAACCATAGTTGAGCGCCTTCGCCTTTTCCGAACCGAAGCTCAGCGACGCGCCTCCGGCGTCCTCTTGGTGCGCCAGTGATCCCCTGACAGCTTCAGCGTCCTCGCCATCTCCAAGGTGCGCCCCGGCCTCCTCGGCGGCGATGCGCACAGCTTCGCGCAGGACGGCGTCCGCCATCTTTTCGGCCGACCGGCGCCAGGCGTCGACCTCGGCGGCAAAATCGCGCGCCATGGCTCACCCCCTTACGATAAAACGCCAGGCAACCCCGGCATCGGTGACGGGCATGACCCTGATCACCGTCAGCGGCACGCCGTCCTTCAGCAGCATATCGCCCGGCTGGGGCCGATCCCCGAAAGCGGCCGCCAGCACCTCGCGGTCACTGGCGACGATGGCCTTGCCGTCGACGAACTGGCGGCTGACCGATTTCGCGACCGCGCTCAGCTCCCAACTCTGAACAGCTCCCGGCACCACCTCCCACGGGACATCCGGATCAACCGCTCCCGCCGAGCTGCGCGTCAGTCTGTACTGCCCCTGGGCATAGGTCTTGAGCAACCGGCCCGCCGTCGCCCTGGCCCGCGTGTAAAGCGCGTCCATCTCAGACAACCCACATGCCGGCTGTGCACTTGACCAGATATGGCGCCAATAAGCCATCAACGATGGAGATGAGCGGCGTCAACGCGGTTGCAAAAGGCCCTTGCGGCACGACATACTCGACCTCGATGGCGTCTACTTTTTCGCGCTTGACGCTGGCCGCCGCCGCTCCCGCCTTCACCAGTCCGCCGGGATTATTGGCTTCGAACCACGCGGCCTGATAACAGGCCTCTACGACGGCGGCGGGCACGACGCCGCCATGGACGGTCCTGGGCCAGGCGCGTTCCTGGCTGGCGCCCGCCAGAGGCGCCCCGACAAACCGGCTGCCATAGGCGGCGTCCAGATATGTCGCCGCCCGCAGCCGCAACACGCCCACCTCCTGCGCGCCTTCGGGCATCACATGGCCATTGGCCACCAGCCAGTCATTGAAACCTTGATCTGATCCGTATCCGGGCATTTGGGCCTCTGTATGAGTGTGAAAGGTCATTGACGCCAACTTCGCTTTGCGCAACTGTTGCGCTGCAGCAAAAAGAAGGGCAGATTGTGGCTCTCTAATTGGATAGGGGGAACCGGAATGCAGCAAGTAGCATTCAGCGGATTATGGCACCGGGTACCAAAGCAACCTTCAGCGTCAGTCATTAAGAACCTTCAGGTACTCAGGTTTTTTGCCGCAGCCTGCGTCCTTTTTGAGCATGTGCAACACGAATCCAGAACAAAGACATTTATTGACAACAGCCACTACCAGGCGGTCGACTTTTTCTTCTGGCCCGGTGGCGTCGATATTTTCTTCGTCATTAGTGGCTTCATAATGTACACGATTGGTAGCCAGCAGTTCGGCAAGCCGGCAGCATCCGCCGACTTCATGCTCCGAAGGGTTATTCGTGTCGTCCCGACCTACTGGTTCTTCACAACACTCATGATTATTGCGGCGAGCGTATTCGCGGGAAGTGTAGACAAGGGCAGCATGTCCGTATCGGACATCGTGCAATCTTATTTGTTCATACCCTACGAGAATGCTTACAACGCCTACTATCCAGTACTTTCTCTTGGCTGGACGTTGAATTACGAGATGTTTTTCTACGTCCTATTTGCCATTTCCCTTCTATTCGACTTCCGCAAAGGCATGATTTTTGTCATATCCAGTCTAGTGGTATTTGGGGTGGTTGGTATGACCGGCGTCATCCAGGCACCTGTAATTAAATTCTGGTTTAATTCGATTGTGCTCGAGTTTGTATTTGGTATCGGGCTCGCATGGCTCTACCAACGCGGATGGCGCCTTGGCGTATCTACAGGGCTTGGCCTCTCGATTGCGGGACTGTTATTGATTATTGTCGCCAAGCACTACAAACTTGATACATTTGCTCTCGATACCCGCGCTCTATGGCTGGGTATTCCTGCCCTCATGATTTGCGCAGGCCTTGTCATGATAGAAAAACCAGGAACCGCTCACCCTGTCATTCATGCGCTTGTGTTCGGTGGGAATATATCTTTCGCCCTATATCTTTCACACCCATTCGCCATTAATGTAACTGGGCTGTTGTTTAAGAAGGCGGGAATTGACAACCCTTGGGTATTTATGACCGCGGCAATGATTGCCGCGTTGTGTGGAGCCGCAGCCTTTTATATGATTGCCGAAAAGCCAGCGACCAAGATACTGAACAAACTGGTGGTGAAAAAGAAGCCGGAGCCCACCTTTGCTCCCGACTCTACACCGTCTTAGGTGCACCGAGACGCTTCTGTGCCTTTTCGATGATTGTACTTACTCTTTTGGTGCCTGCTTAAGTCATCGATCAACGCGACAATATCCTTAGGCGCGTGAGGTGGATAGATAGACTCAGAGCACTTGTAGCTATCCACCTCGCAGTAAAAATAGAACCGCTATGAATCAACTGTGACTACTGTGGACTTGCTAATTGCCAGTAGCTCATCGCTATATCGTAGTATCCCTTACCCTTTAAATGTATAAAGTCATTGTAATAGTCGGTTGCTTGCGCGGATGCCAGACTTGAGAATCGCGCCGACAGGTCGATCAATGGCAAATCAAGATCACTAGCCAGATCGTAGTACGCTTGCGCATACACTCCGTCGACGCTTGGATAGTTTGAGTTAAAAGGATGGTGCCGGACGAGAACCACGTCGCTATTCAATGACTTATATTTTGCGACAATTGCCCGTACGTTTGCTTTAAATGTTTCGACGGGAACATTTGTATTTTTATCATTTATTCCAATGTTTAGGAAAATGAGATTGGGCTGCCAGGCATCCCACATATTCTGTCGCAACAACGGCGTACTGTTTTCCATCCAGGTCCCGCTGGCCGAGCCGTAGACCGCACCATTCAGAATACTGATCTTTGTATTTGTGCTATGATACGCTTCCATAAAGGGGATGCCGACAGATGCGCCTGAAACACGTGCCACCTGCCACGGATTGATACTGGCTGTGCGAGACCGGGTTGCAGTGAGAATCGCTTCCGTGCCGCTCGTTGTATCGACCGACGCTCCCGAAATAGTGCCGTTATCGTAGATGACAAAAGCCCCGCCGCCCGACGAACGAGCGTGATACCCGACAAGGATCGAGTCGGAGGCTTTGGCTGGTGTGTACGCAATCTTGTCAGTTATTGATGAGTTTTGAAACATACGGCCCTGAAGTGCCCAGCCCGTGTTTTCGAAGGTAATTTTCGGGTTGTAGTCCGTTACTCCGGCCAGACCCGTCATCGGTACGCCATTTGTGTAAACCTGTCCGTCGTGCGCCGTTTGAATCCCGGCACGATCGAAAAGGTCGGCCAAAAATGCCGACACGCTCCTATTGAAGGCGCCGGTTTGCCAAGTCGGCCCGGCAGAGCCGGCGCCAGCGTCCATGGTCGTGCTATCACCTGTAAAAGCGATCTTCGCCCTAGTGCCCCCAGCGGGTGATGTCGCTAGTGCAGCGCGCCAGTTCTTAAGAGACGAGGGTTTCAGATTATAGGCAACAAGTCCGCACCACGCCACAGCCGCCCCAAGCTCCGCATTCAAAGCCTGAAAGTGCGACCCGGCAAAGGCGCCCACGCCGATACTGTCATAGATGATCTCGGCGCCATGCTCTCGCGCCCCAAAATCGCGGGCTAAACCATGGACCCGCCCGGCCGACTTCAAAAGCTCGTCCTCGGCGGCCTTCCACTCCTCGACCCCGACGCACAGAAACCCGTGCGCCACCACGGCCGCGTTCAGATCGCCACCGCTGTCGGCCACATCGAAGCCAACCCGCCGCGCACCGACAGCCTCCAACCCCAACCGCCTATGCGCATCGATCGCAGCCCGCACCCACGCCCGGCGGATAATGACGCTGTCATCGTCCTCGCGCGGCTCGCCTAAATAAATGTGGGCGTAATCCTCGGCATTCTCCACGCGCTTGGCATCGATCACGCGCCGGATGGTCCGCGACAAAAACGGGTTCTCGTCATAATTGATCCGCCGGCGCACCGTCCTTGGCGGCGTCTGCGTCACAAACCGCCGGTAGACGAAATCGCTCGCCAGCCTGGGGTTGAAGATGATCCAGAACTGCGACCCCTCGCCCCTGAGCGTCGGCTCCAGCACCTCCCACTGCTCGGCCGTCAGGTTGTGCGCCTCCTCGATCCAGCAGATATCGATCGCTTCCAGCGACTTGATCTCGTCGATATGGCGCCACAGCCCGTAGAACAGGAACTCCGAACCCGTATGGCGATGCCGGATCGCGGTCTGGGTGACATGAAACTCATCACTCAACCCAAAGCGCGCGATCTGCAGCTTCAAAAGCGTATGGACCGACTCTGCGATCCGGTTCTGGAACTGGCGCGCGCACAGAAACCGCACGCAGTAATTGGCCGCCAGGTACACAGCGAACCCCGCCGCGTCCCAGGACTTCGACGACGACCGCCCGCCATAGAGCACCCGGTTGCGCGCAGGCTGAGCCCAGAATGCGCGCAAAGCCGGATTAAGTGTCGGCCTGACAGGCTCCCGGCCTTGCTCAGTCATGTCTGATTGCCACCTTGTCCCGCCAGGCCCCGGGGCAATACGCCCCGAAACCCGCAGGCAATGCCTACTCGCGCCACACCCACGACGGCGCGGTGCCATAGGTCACGGCGATCGTCTCGCCGGGTTCCAGAGTCAGGAAGCCGGTATTGATGCCGCTATAGGGATAGCCGTTGATCGTGATAGCCGAGACCGTACCGCCCCAGATGGCGACGTTGGCGCGCCGGCCCGTCTCGTTGGTCGTGGCCACACCGGACGCAGGCAAGGTCGGCGCCGTCATCGGCAGAACCCCGCGGCTTTCGATCGTTACGCCGGTATAGCCGGCCGCAGCGACGAAGCTTGTCCCGCCGGTAATCGGCGCAGGCGTCGGGTTAATGACCAGGGTCGACACACCGGCCACAGCATCAATACCCGTATCCGTATAGGACCACTGGCCGCCAATAAAGGTATTCGCGCTGACATTACCATTGACGATCTTCACGCAGGTCTCGACATTCTCCATGTCCAGGCAGTTGAAGACGTTCGACGCATTCACTCCGTCCTGGAGCTTCAGCGAAAACTGAGCCGTGCCATACGACCCGAAGAAGTGGTTGAACTGACACTGCCTCAGCTGCAGCGCCGTACCCAGACCGTCGTTTTCAGCCGTCTCGCCGCAGTTGACCTGCATGTCGAACCAACCGCCGACGACATAGTTCATCTTGACGCCGATGGCGCCAGTCACCTTGGCGAAGTTTTGCACAGTCACGTTCTGGAAGCGCGGCATGTTGACCGGATCAGCAAAGTTGTCTTCACCCAGCTGCAGCACGACCCCGTCGATATCGCCGACAATGCCCAGGTCGCGCACCGTCAGGTAATAATTGTCCGGCACCGGCGTCGAGGTACAACGCACCGTCATGTTCGGCGACGTCGTCACCGTGCGCAGGTCCAGGATGGTGCGTTGCTGGCCATCACCGTAAATCAGCAGGCCTTCCGTGCGGAAAGCGTTCATCAGGATTTGCGGCGCCGTCGTGAACTTGTAGCGCCCTTCAGGGATATAGAGCGGCACATCGGCCATGGTGGCGCACACCGTCAGCGCGTCCTGGAACTTCCCCCAGTTATCGGACGTGTAGGTCGGGTCGGCGCCGAACCACAACAGGTTGGCCGCGCCGCTGAACACACGTTCCCAGTAATAACCGGACGTGACCGTGCTGGGCAGAATGATGCCTTCCTGGACATCCGAAAAAGGCACGGCGCCGCTGCGCAGCACGAAAGTGCCCTCGCGGCCGGTTTCGGTCAGAATGGCCGACGACGGCAAGGTCGTGGGCAGGCCCTTGAGGGCCGAACGGCTGGCGACTGTGGTGACTGCCATAGAATGTCTCCTTGACACATGAAGGCACGCCCGGCCGCAAAGGGCCGGTGACATGCAGGGAAATTCGGTTGGAAGCGGACTAAGGCCGGCCTAATCCTGGCCGGATGCCTCGCCATAAAAATCCGCGAGGCTCTTTCTGACGGCGACATCGCCGGCGTGATCGACCGGTGGCACAGCCTTGCCATAGGCCCGGTCGAGTATGGCATTGGCGGCAGCGATCCTTGCGGTTGGCGCGGCCTCCGGGTCTTCGGCGATCGCGACCAGCACCTGGAAGGCGCGCTCGCCATGGGCCCGCGCCACCTCGGCGGCGGAAGCCTTTGCACCACGCTGCGTCATGATTGAATGTCTTGATTGTGTTTTGGCAGGAGCGCTCAAAGCTCCGCACGATTATCGTCCCCGATAACCGCGCCGCAGGCCCCTGCCCACTACGCCCCCAACATGCGCTTTTAGGCTGCCGGAATCAATCTGGTGATTTGGAACTTTGTGGGAACAGACTTTACTGCCAGAGCGCAGCCAAAAGACTGGCCCGCAGGCAATGCTCGCAATGCTTGCATAACCAGTTTTTTCGGGCATGCTGAGGACAACCTTGGGAGGGCGAAAGGATGCGAACTTACAATTTGGTTGTTACCGACGTAACACGGTACGGCACATTATACTGCGTTGCTGGATGGGATTTACAAAATGGAGGCATGATCCGACCAGAGCCGCCAACGGCGGTTGCAACCATCGAGTCAACTCGATTCTGGACAAACCGAGACGCAGGACCAGGTCGTTTTTTTTCAGTTGGCAATATCGTTCGCTTTGAGGCGCAAGACGCACCGGCGAATTTCCCATTCCCTCATGCAACAGAAGATCGCATTGCCGTGAATCCCGATAATAGCGCTGTGGTTGGGCACATGACATTGTTACAGGTCACTCAGGCGGTTGAGCCAGGTTTGTCCACATCAATCCCCGTGGCTTTCGGCAATCAATTACACGTAGCTAGTTCGGGAAAAGCCTACGTTACATTAGGTTCGCAAACTAACTCACTAGGCGCCATAGAAATTGATTCACAAACTATTGCCTTTTATGAAAACGCTCCCAAACCTGGCAAACGGCAATTACGCGCTATGATATATCAGAATGGAAGCGGGTACGACTTATCGGCACCCGCCGATGCCGCTTTAGATCGTTTCTTTGCTGGAGGTATTGCAGCGTTACAAGCTGATGCTAAAGCAAGCAAAAAAATTCATGTGCGCCTTGGTTTAAGCCGCCCCTTCCCAGCGATGCCGACCTCCTGCTATGCACAAATTAATGGCTTGTATTTTCTGTGACGGAAAACGGGAAGCCTTATGTGTTGAGAAGCGATGGCTAAGCGTCATGGTCATTAGTAAGTCACCATGAAATTGAACGTCTATGTATCGCTACTAGCCTAAGCAGGAGTTATATTTGTCAGGGGCAGATGCAGAAATTTTGACGATAGGGCACTCGACGCTTTCCTACGAACACTTTTTAGAGTTGCTTCGGAAAGCAGCCGTTAATGCTATTGCAGATGTACGGTCCTCACCATTCTCTAAGCACTTTCCCCATTTTAATCGCCATTCTTTACGTACTGAACTGCGCCGAGATAACATAGCATATGTGTTTCTCGGAGACGAGTTAGGGGGCCGTCCAAAGGACAACCGCTTCTTTTGCGAAGGTGTGGCCGACTATGAGAAAATGGCAAAGACTGAAGAATTTGCATGGGGGCTTGATCGAGTAATCGAAGGCGCGAAAAAGTACCGAATCGCGATGATGTGTTCGGAGCACAATCCATTAGATTGCCACCGCTGCCTGCTGGTGGGACGGGCGCTTCACGAGCGGAAGGTTTCGGTACGTCATATTCTCGGTAACGGTCGAACAGTTGATCAGTCCGAAATTGAAGCAAGGTTGATGGAAATCTCTGGCAAAAGTCACCAAGATTTTTTTGAGCCAGCAGAAAAACGACTCTCTGCGGCTTACAGAGATAGAGCTATGAAGGTCGCATTCTCCATGAAGAAAGATCAAACACAAAACTCAGACCGCACGGAGTGA